CTATCGACGCAATCTTTAGCATACGGCAAACCTGTCGTATGTTTCAGAAACTTGCGATGCCTTGCAGCGATGCAAGGAATCGTAAGGCGATAGATGGGTACATTGAGGGTGAGAAGCGCATACGAAGAAATGATGCTGTCTTAACTGAATCCGAGAAAATCGAATTCGTTCAGATGTCATCTCTGCTATGGCACGATGTACTTAAAACCATCGATCGTAAGATCGAGGGGGTTCACTCATTTCAATTGAGTGACCAGTACCCGTTGCCAAAGCACGGGCCCGGTACCACCGCTGATGGACTTCTTGGAAACAAGAAGTTCAATCAGGTAGAGTGGACCGAGCGTTTGGAATATATCTTCCCTATGGGGGAGTATATCATTCCAAACTGGAGATACCGAAAGGATCTCGACCGCGTCACTGCGCTCGAACCTGGCCAAGAAAGACCTGTTGAGGTCCTTCTTGTGCCTAAAACGCTGAAGACACCACGTATTATAGCTAGAGAGCCCACATGTATGCAATATACACAGCAGGCTCTCTTAGCTATGATTACGGACGGAATTGCCCATAGTGACAACATGGATAATTTCGTTGGGTTTATCGACCAAGAACCAAACCAGGTCCTTGCTCGTGAGGGATCCAGAGATGGATCTCTCGCTACGCTTGATTTAAGCGAAGCATCCGACAGTGTCTCCAATCAGCTCGTACGACTAATGATGACTCGCTATCCCCACCTTGCGGAGGGGATCGATGCTTGTCGTAGTCGGAAGGCTGATGTACCTGGTCATGGCGTTAAACGCCTGGCCAAGTTCGCGTCTATGGGTTCAGCCCTTACGTTTCCCGTGGAGGCCATGGTATTTGCTACCTTGGTCTTCTTAGGGATACAAGATGGGCTCAATAGACCCCTGACCTATAAGGATATTAAATCTTTTAAGGGCCAGGTGCGGATCTACGGTGATGACATAGTCATTCCCGTGGGTTTCGTGCGTCCCGTTGTTGCTCGACTTGAAACTTTTGGGTTTCTGGTCAATAGCAGCAAGTCTTTCTGGACTGGTAAGTTCAGAGAGTCTTGTGG